CCAAGAAGTACCGTGGCTCCAGTGATAGCCAATGCCCATGGCCCACCAAAAGCCGACATTACTCCGCCCGCAGCGGAACGAAGTCCTGATCCGATTCCCTGTACAGCGTGGGTTGTCTGTGTTACAGCGTGGTTTGCCAGACCAGTGAATGCATTACGAACAGGCACCAAATTGGCATCCATCTGATCTGACATGTTTCGGGCGGCACGATTAATCCTTGTGAATGCGTTCTCAGCCGGGGCTGCTTGCTCCCCTAGCCTTCCGAAAGTGTTCCTTAGGCTATCAGACATTCTGGAGCCAAGGAGTCCTACATTATCTCCAAGCGTGGAGAGACGCTGGCGCACCCCATCAAAGGAGCCACTGACAGCATTTAGACCATTTTGCACCCTAGGACCGATGCTGGCGAAAGCATTTCCTACGTTACCTGCTGCCGTCTGTGCGGAAGGTGGAAGGAGAGCGAAGTTATTTCTTGTCATATCGACCAGTGATCGCATGGCAAGACGGGTCCTGTCACCCATCCCTCCGGGACCTATGAAGTCACGAGTTACTGCATCGCGCATCTGTCGAGAACCGTCTTGGATTTGTGAAAATCCTCGTCCAAGGCTAGTCTGCTCGTTACGAAGACTATTCCCGATTCCCGAGAAGAAGTTTGTGAATTTGTTTCTCAGGAGAAGAAACAGTCCGATAGACATGATTACAGTCTGAATTGCTCCGGGTAGCTCAGAGAATCCCTTAAGGATATCGCCAATCTGCTCAGCAATGGCGATAATCGGCCCCTGTGCAATTTCAAGGAGCGCCTGTATAAACTCGTTGAATACTGGCATGGCAGCAATAATGCCGTCCTTTAGACCAGCGAGTACTCCTTCAACAGTTTCGAATAGCTGGTTCAGGCCCGGAGCCATACTACGCAGAAGTTCTCCGGATATATCACCCAAATGTCCGAGTGAGTCTCCTAGTTTACCGAATCCCGGCTCTAGGATTTTAAGTGCATCCTCCAGACCAAAGAGAGCAGTCAAAAATCCGGAACCTAGATGTGTTCCATCAAATATTCCGGTAATGTTGGTAAAGGCAAGTCCAGCTATCCTGCCAGCTTGCTCAAGGAAAATACTGATACTGTCCGAAGAACGGCCAATGAGGTCTGTAAGGGTACGGAACCCTTCACCCAATAGCTCCGACCCTACTCTTGCTCCTTCAAGAATCGTAATGAGTCTGGACTGGAAAGGCTCTCCGTTGACAGTATCTGAAATCTTTCGCAGCCCCTCGGCCATTTCAGTCAGTCCTGCGGCTCCGGAGAACCTAGCAGCGTCAGTCAGGCCTCGGAAAATTTGGACTGTGCTTTTGACTACAGATCCCATTTCCTGTGCACGCTGGATTCCAGTCTCCATCCAACGCAGCATGTCACCTGATTTTGCTGCTGCATCCGCCCAATTGCCGAAACGCGTTGCGAGGTCAGCAAGGTACGTTCCAAACCTAGGAAGGAACCTAGATCCGATGCCTACGAAGTCTAGGAGACCGGTAATGAGAGGCTTGATTCCTGTTGCTAGATTCTCCGAACCCACCGCAAGATTATCGAAGACATCATTCATGTCATCGGACTCTTTTAGGGTGTCGAAGAAGTTCTTGGTGATAGCTCCCCAAGCACTTCCAACACGCTTCATGCCTTCGATGACCTCAGGAAGCTTGGCCTTGACCATATCCTGAAGAGAGGTTCCCACGCGCTCCCAGAACGCATTCTGGACAGGCTGCTGAATCTGTTCCTTTACTCCTCGTAGAGCAACAGCAGCTTTTTGTGCTTGCGGAGGCAAAAGAGCAAGAGCCTTATTCGCTGCCGCGCTATTATCCTTGGCTGCGGCTCCAAAATCCTGCCAAGCCATCTTGTTTGCTTTGAGGACAGTAATCAGAGACACTATTCCAACAGGAAGGAAGGAGACCAGTCCAATAACCTGAGTCAGATCTCCGGCAATACTAAAGATGTTCGCACCAAGAGTCAGAACGGATGCGCCCAGAGCACCAATAGCAGCGGTTGCGACAACTGCCTTTGTTGCAAGGCCTTGGAAGTTGGTGGCAACTCCAGTAAGGGCCTTCTTGATGCCTTCAGCCGAAATTGTACCCGTAATTGTATTCAGCAGACCCGAAATAGCTCTCCGGGTGTCCTCATCGATATTTACACTAAGGTTCGCTGTTCGATGACGTGCGGTCCAAGCTAGCTGTGCGTTAGCGGCAGCAGTGTCGGCATGCGCCGTGAAGGGAACACGGCTGGAAGCAAAGCGGTTTCGGAGGTCACCAAGAGCAGTGTTGGCCTCTGATATGTTGGCGACAGCGTTGAACTGGACATCGTTCTGGAGGAACTTGGCGAGAAGACTTGCCAGTTTAGCTTCAGCTTTGGTAACATTGGCGTCAACGGTAAGTACAGCATCCTTGGATGTGATACGGTATCGAAGATCACGAATCTTCTTGCTTGCCTTGGAAACATCGACATCAGCCTTTAGCTGGATGACGACATTCTTGATCTTCGCCGTAGCCTTGCGTACATCGGACTCGAAATACTTATCGTCGGCTCGGATGTGCACATGTGCTGATCCAATGATGGTCACCGAACCACTTCACTTTCTTTAAAAATCAACAGGACAAAGTTGCACGCTATCCCATCATAGGGATGCGTGGGTCTAGTCCCGGTGCTGTTCCGTCGTCGCCTAGTTCTAGATAATCTGGTGGGCCATCTCCGAAGGCTAGTGCAGGATCTGCTTCGAAATCGTCGCTATGGGCCTTACTAATTTTATCATATCTACGATAGTCTTTGTTAAGTAGTGTTCGCTTTTTGCTTACACGACCCTCATGTTCTTCGTCATAGACACTATCCTCGATTATCAGGTTATCGATCATGTCCATTACCTGATCGGAGTCGTAATCGTTGAATAGCTTTTTAAGATCGGTTCCCTTATTCAAGAGGTAGTGGCCGTTATAATACGGCCACCACTTCAAGAATTCCCGACCTACGCCTATGACTACTCCGTAGGGCGTGAGGTACGCTCTTCAATCAGGTAGGCAACAATGTCGGCCAGAACCTGAAGCTCAATGGCCTTTTCCGGATCTCGGGTAAGCTTGTCAAAGCGCCTAAAGGTCTCCCTGTCCATGGAACTCTTCAGATAGCCAAGAATGGCCCCTGCTGTTCCGGAGGAGTCCTCCTGAGTGGATGCTGCAATGAAGTCCAGAAGCACCGCTCCGGGAACCTGACCATACGCTTCAAAGGTTTCGCCCTCAAGCTCAAATGGAATGGGTTCTGCTGCGGTCTTTTCCGCAGTGGAAGTGAAGGACTTGATTTTACGTGCTGCCATGTTGTATCCTAATGTCGTTTCTACAGTCGTCAGATGACTCGTCTCAGATTATCTGTAAGATATCTGTTGGGCTTTGTTCCCGGATGGTGAACAAGTTTGCTATACACTATTCTACCATGAGAATAAAACCGCAGTGTTTGTGCTCTACGCGGAACTATGATATGCGGACGCGCCCCATTATGATGCAGAAGCGCAATCCGATTGTCCGATCCTACGACAGCGGTTAGGCCCCCGTATCTTTGGACAACACGGTAGTTTATCGAACGCTTAAGGGCTGCGGTATCAACGCCTACTTGATTCTTGGCAAGGCGGGAGAGCCTTGCTCCCAGCTTATGCAGATATCGTCCAACTTCACCCTCAGGATGCCTCAGAACGTAATGCATTCCTGCTTTATCGGGAACGAATGTAGCCACTGACTATCCTTCGTAAACGTTGGAGAGGGCAGAGGTTGTGAGAACCAGCACCATAGCCTGATAAGCACCAGATGGCTGACCGGCAGAGACATCAGCAAGAGATCCAGTCAATGTGGTCTCTCCGGCCCTCAGACCGGCATCCAGCAGCAGCATGGCGTCAACCATCTGCTTGCGGGCGTGTTCGCTTTGCACTTCGGCGGGAAGGATCTGGACTCCGGTTACTTCCTGCCCGTAGCGGGAGGGAACCAAAGTTGTAGGATTTGCGTCAGCCGTATTAGGATGAGGCAGTGCACGGACCACTTCAACAATGTAGACTCCGGTTCGTGGCGTGGCGCACTTGGCGGGTTCCTGAGCTTGGTTACCCGGAAGACCCGAGTAACCTTGCTCAAAGGAAACCGTCACCTGTTCACAATCGTGAACCGTGCTCCCTTGACCACCGACAGCCAGATATCTTCGTGCGGGAAGATCCACCTGATGGTCGGCATATGTCGCTACAACTGTATTGAGAATGTGGTCCGCTATTTGGACAAATTCTTGTGGATCGACCATAGCGGACTACCTTTTGGACTAGTGGATGATGTTTTCTAGCTTGCTAATGAGTGTGGAGCGTTGTTCTCCGGCCTTCTCTGCATCGAGCGCCGCTTGCGCCTTTTCAGGGTCGTCTCCAACCCATGCAAGTACGTCTTTGACGGAGCCTTCAGGGGCGGTTGGTACTTCCGTATGAGGGGCTGCTGAGACCTCTACATCCGGTTCTTCGCGGTACACATCGGCATCGTTTTCGAAGTCGGCTTCTTCTACGGTAGGTTCGTTCTCTGGGGCTGCGTAAGGATCTGTATCGCTCATTAGTTTATTCTCTCTCCTCTCGGCCTATCAACCGAGAATACTTTAGGCCTTTTCTTGGCCTTATTAGGGTTTACTGCTGCAAGGAAAAGATCTATTTCATAGATCCCGACCTTTCCGTTCGAAATGAACTCTTGCGGGTCCATAACGGTATACGAGACACCCTGTCTGGAAACGGATGAAATTCGTTCCGGAAGGGAACATGCTGCTGATCCCATATCGGAAAGGATTAGTTCGTTTGCCAATCGAATTGCTGCTCTCTTACCCGCTGCTGGCGGTGGGGTTCCATACGTGTACGTGACCGAAAGTTCGTTCACGGGGTCTAGAACCCACGGGAGGGCATTTTGCCTGACTAGGTAGCTGTTGTTTCGCAAGGAATATTCACTTGGATCAAGTTCTCGACCCAAGTAGGTTATTGAGTTGATTGCCCTTACTGGGGTATGACGTAGGCGAAGATTTCGCTGCCCGTCCGAGAATCTGGGAAAGTTATACACATTCCCGTTCACCAGTTCGGGAGTCGTCGAGGTTGACAGCGAGCTTTCCGAAGAGTAAACTTCAGTTACAGTTTGAATACCTGAATACTTCTCCGCTGACAATTTGTAGAGTATGAAGCTGGCGTATTGGACAGCAGAGTCAGTGTATGGCCCAGTGGGGTCAATAGTGTCTGCTGCACTAATCCATAGAGTAGCCATTTTTCTCCAATGCTCTGTTCTTATCCATTATATCATACGGAAACACCACTGGCTGGTTCCAAAGAGGAGACCAGCCAGTGGTGGGATTGAGTTATGACTATGTAACTGTTTGGTAGCCAGTTCCAGCAGGAATTGCTGTAGTGCGTGCGTAAGCTACAGGAGCGTCCGAAGCGAACGGCCATAGCGGAGCAGCAGGTCCGTCACCGAATCCGACGTTTCCAACGCCCCATCCTTCAAAGCTGGTAGCCAGAAGGTCATTCTGGATAGCACGCTCTCCGGCAAGGTGCATCTGGGTGTACGGGAAGATCCAGTGCCAGTATGGCTTTGTAGCAGCCTGACGACCGGCAACGTTAGCGATGGACCACACTTCGATGGCTACACCGTTAGGTGTTGCGTCAACACCTACAAGAGGAGCCTTGTATCCAACGGTAGATCCGCCAGAGGAAAGAAGTGAACCACCGGAAATCATTTCGGTGAACTCGGGGTCGGGATCACACAGAGCAATGCTGAGTGTGACGCGCTTGAGGGTGTCTGGTGCCTTCCAAGTAACACAGACGGAGCCGTCTGCGGCCTTGGTTGTGAATTCGTCGCCTGTTTCATATTCCGGAGTAAATCCGAGAGAAACAAACTTCTTGGTGACGTAGGAAGCGCTAGCTCCGGTTACGAGGGTTCCGTCAGCAGCAAGTCTGGTTAGACGGATAGCCATTCCCGCAACGCTGGATGCGTTATCGTGTGCCATTGTTTAAATCTCCTAATTCTAAGCGTAATCTAGTGTTAGATCAACAAGTACTGCGTACAAGTCAGTGGTTGACCAAGTAACTGCTGCTGAACCATCAACGAAGTACTCAATCTCATTGATTCGTGTGTCGATGGCCTGATTCAGCTTGTCAGGAGTTACAATGGTTGGACCGATGCGAACGGATACTGGACCGGTTGCGTACATCCACGCCTTACCCGCGCCAGCATCTACTCCAGTTGGACCCTTCTTTGAGTAACCAACACCGGAAACTACCGAGTTTCCGAGAGGAGTTACCAGCTTTTTACCATCCGTATCGAGATTGAGAGCCGAACCTACGACCCTAGGAGCGTGGATGACACCCTTAGCGCCAAGAGGGGCGTTTCCGAGTGCTTCTTCCAGAAGAGCCAGCCCGTAACGGACCTTTACTGCTGTTCCCGCTGTAGGGGTTACGTCAACGGCTTGTGCCGATGCGAGGTATCTGTTATCATTTTCTGAGTCAAGAAGTTTTGCTATATCGCCATTCCAGAATTCAATCTCGATTGCTTTCTGCATCACGATATCAAGCGCCATCTTGGCGCTTGCTTCGATCTCAGCCGGGTTGGTTCCCATGGTGGAAACCTTCACGGAGGCTCGTACGTCGAAAGGATAATATGTCTTGAAGTGCTCCGGAGAGTCCGTGTTGTCAACAACCGTAACTATCTCAATCGGATTAGCTCCAAAGATGGAACCGTTCGCTATAACTAGTCCAGCGTCCAGATTCTCGTAGGTAATTCCTGAGGTCCAGAAGCTATCCTCGTGATTGTACACAGTGGTAGCTGGACTCAGGATACCAAAAGGGGCAACCTCAAGTCCCGCTGTGGGGACTAGAGTGGTGTTACTGCGTGCCATGTGAATTCCTTAGTTGATTCTGAGTCCAGCTACTGTTACTGTATTGATGTACTACTAGGACACTGCCGTTGTGCCGGAAGATGAACCCTTAATAGCAAGAGCGGATGTTACGCGGAGAGATTCAACGCCAACCTTTGCAACACCTTCGAAAGTCTCAAGGAAGAGCTTGTAGTCGTTGGTGCCGTTGAGGGTGGAGTCACGGACAAGTCCGAGATCAAGAGTTCCACCGTCAAGGAAGAGGAACGTTCCCTCAGAGAAGAGGTACCAGATCACGTTGGCCGGGAAGCCAAGAAGAGCGCCAGCGGACTGTGCTCCGAAGATCTGTCCGGTTTCTCCATCAAGGTGCCAAGACACGTTGATGTTACGAGTTGCGAACCACTTGTTAATCTCAGCCTCTGCGAGGTTGAAGGTTCCGTCGCGTCCGTCACCCGGAAGCTGCTTGGTCAGGTCGGCACGAAGTGCGTTCTTGAACCACTCAGGGAAGATGACACGGAGGGATGCCTTGGGGTCAAGGCGGTAGCGGCTACGGTAAGCAGCAGCAGCCTGCTCGATCTGGACAAAGATGTCGCGAGCAGCGCCAAGCTCGGAGTCAGCGGATACGGAAGTGGAGAGTGCACCGATGCGGGTAAGCAGGCGGGTCTCAGCAAAACGTGCCTGCTGAACCATAGCTAGCTGGGTGTGGCGCTCGACAAGCTCAGGGTAAGCGCGTGCTCCAAGGTTACCGAAGGTAAGGCAGAGCGGGATAGCGTCGGTGTAGACGGTGACTTCGGTTCCTGCTGCAACACGAAGACATGGCTTGACGGGGTTCGGCGCTTCCGGAGTGGCCGCGTCGATGTCGTCCTGCATTGTCCATACGGAGACAGCGCCCTCAAGGTCGGCAAGGACCGGAGGAGTCATGAAGCGAAGACCGCCACGATCAGCACCGAAGACTGCAAGAGCATCGCGGACAGGGCGGACAGAAGTCTCACCAAGTTCGAAGATGTCATAAGAAGTCTCAACCGGAGCGGTAAGACCACCAGCAGCAACGATAGCTTCAGGAGCTACAACTGCGTTGATCTTGGCGCGGTTACCTTCAATGTCGTTTGCGTTAAGCATACGCTCGGACGGGAATGTAGTAGAGAATGTGGCAACGGTGTGCTGTTCGCCATCTCCACCGGAAGTACGGCCCATGCCGTGCTTACGGGTAAGGATAGCCTGAGCAACATCAGAGATGCTGGAAAGCTCTGAACCTGCTGTAATACCCGGAAGGTCAGCACCAGCGCGGATAACTACAGGCGCAGCAGCCTTTGGTGCAGGGCGTAGCTCTGCGGGAGCTTCGAATTCTCCAAGCTCATTTGGTGTGTTAGAGGCAGTCACAGGTTCCTCCGAACTTTCTGTGTTAGATTCTTCTGTAGCGAGTTCCGCTACGGTTTCAATGGGGGTTTCAGGGGCGCTTTCAGCCTCCGGAGCTTCTTCTACAGCAGCCTCAGCTTCTGCTGGGGCTTCTACAACGGCTTCAGCAGCGATTTCGGGTTCAGATGAGAAGTCCTTTAGCTTCTTCTTCTCGTCTTCCTCTTCTTCGTCAACTGGAACTTCCTCTACTTCTTCCTCGACGGGGGCTTCAGCCGGAGCTTCTTCCTCTTCCTCAGGGTCGGTAGATAGTTCTTCTTCACCGGTATTTTCGCCTTCACTGATGTCTTCACCCTCAGCGGCAGCGCCTTCACCATTGAAACGGGAAATTGCAGCTTCTGCGGCAGATGCGAGTTCAGCGGCCTCAGCTACGCGGCGTTCCTGCTCTGCAACGACTACATCGTTAGCGTCAGCAAGCTCGTTCATAGCGTCTACGGCTTCGCGAGTGGGGTTATCACCTACGGACTCCGATAGTGTACCGAACTCGGTAACAATCTGGTCCTGTAGAGCCTGAAGTTCTTCCGGAGATAGGTCGCCAAGGCGATCTAGGTTTTCACGGATTGAATCCACAGTGCCCTCCTTTGATTATATAGAGGTGGACAGATTGTCCATCGTTTACGATTAGTCCTGCGGCAGAAGGGCAAGGGCCTATGCACTTGCGCTTGAAAAGTATGTAATCATATTCTATCATACCTTTTTTGACCTGCTGCAAAGTTTTTTCTAGCGGCTATTGAACTTCTCTCGAAGTTGTGCTAGCTTGGCAGATAGCTCTGCCTCCTCCGACTTTTTAGCAGACATCATGCGTGCACGTGCGTTTTCAGCCCTTGCAGAGAGTTCAGCGTTTCTCTGTGCAAGCACGGCGGACATGCGATCCCTCGCAGATTCAATTTCAGAAGAGAAGGATGATTTCTCAATTAGACCAAGACGACGCTCAAGGTCACGAACCTTATTGGTTTCTTTTAGCTCAGCGAGATACGCAGCACCAGCAGCAACAAGTGCTCCGGGGACCCCACCGGAAGCAGCGATTGCACGAGCAATAGGGAAGCCCGGAACGTTTACAGCGCATACGGCAACAAGCTCCAGACGACCGTTGATTGGTCGCCAGTCTCCAGAAGGGCTGGAAGCTCGGAAGGCACGAATCTGAGCCGGAGTAATATCGGGACGCAGAGCACCAGCTACCCAAATTCCAAACTGATCTTCACCAGCGATAACGTCTGCCACTGCTGAATTAGTATCGTCATAGTGTTTGATAGCTTCCTCAGCGGATGCACTGAGTGATGCATGCCCTCCTGCAAGGGTAAGCTGTCCAACCTGAATGTCTCCCTCGTCCGTACGGAGTTCCCCTGTACGGAAATACGCGTACTTGGACGCAGAGCGCGGTGGTTTGACGCCACGGCCCATACCGATGTGGGAGGTTGTCCATGACGCGATATGCCCAAAGACCTTGCCCTCATCGGTGATGGTGAGAGGCGTGGCCTGCCTCAAACCGGGATCTTTGAACCACGCCTTAGGCGGGACAACGGGAGCAGCAGAAGCAGCAATGCTGGCTAGCTGATACTCATAGTCTTCTGGAGTTTCCTCGTAGATGCCCTCAGCTAGGGGTGCCTCTTCGATTTCCAGAGTTGGCTCTTCTTCAATCATAATAAAGCACTCCTGAAATGCGGGTTTCGGTACAATAGTGATACCCATCAGGCGTGCAGACTTGACGGTTATCTTTTCGTTTTCAATGATGTTTTTGTCGGACAACTCTTTGTCGCCGTCTTTGGGCTTTTCAACCTGAGCCTTGAACTTGTCAAGGTCAACGGAGACACCACGAAGGAAGCCACCGCGAACCATGCGCTCTGCCTCACGGCCAAACGGTCCTACGTCAAAGACTCCACGGACATTTCCCAACCCGTTCTCAAGGCGTTCCACAGAATCGATGCGGCCCACCACTACAGATCCATCGTGACCGCTTCCGGTCTTGATCTGCCACATAAGGGGTAGCGGAAGGTCTCGGATTGTGATAGAGTTGCTTTCAAAGGATCGCTCGTCTCCTGAGGCAACTTCCTCCGGGATAGCGACAGGGATAATAAACCTAGCGCCGGAAGAGGACACAGCAGAGGCAACAAGGGAAGCCACCATAGGCTCACTGGAGGAAAGGTCAATATACTGACCTACCTCTTCGTCAAACTTATATAGTGTGACGTCAACATCGTTTTCTGCGCTGAATTCAAATGCACCGGAAGCAGCAGAAGCAACCATGGCTTCGTCGTAATCGATAGACTTGACGGTTTCTTCGTCAATCATAGGCATGATCTTCAAGTTACTTCTTCTTTCTCGGGACGTACTGTCCGGTTGCAACGTCGTGGGTGTGGTTGTATACCCCGAACAGAGATCTGTGGTACGATTGTGCAAGTCCCCAAGCCCTGTGTGGTCCGACATACTTGGACAGGTGTCGGTGACAGCGAGTAAGGTCTCCGGGGGTTCCCCAGCGGATCTTGAGAGCGCCCTTCCCAATAGTCCAGTAGGCTTTAAGTTGAGCCGCGTTCCCGTCACCCTTCCTTGCACCGGAAGCGACGATGATCTCACCAAACTCACCATACACACCTTGGGCTGCGGACGCTTCACCGATCTCAACCAGTGACAGTTCGCGCCAATCAGAGGGAACAAGGTCCATACGGTTCAGAGCCTTGGCACGCTTACGGATGTGACGCTTTACCTCAGCCTTCTTGTCATCGCTGGCTCGTCCAAAGGCCTTGACAGCATTCTTCAGATCCTGCTCGTCACGGATGGGGAATGATCCATCCGGGAGAGCATATCCGCGCTTGGCATCTTTGTCTCGCTGATCTTTGGAGTAATCCTTGAATTCAGCAACAGGAGCGGTCAATCCTCCGGATGCGGCAATCGGAACTTCTCCAGCCTGTGGGACCATTTCCTCAGAGACCTCAGTCTGATCAACTCCAGCGTCGTGGGCATCAATCTGCTCCAGAACCGTCTTGATCGTCTCAGGATCGGGAAGCTCCACAACAGGAGGAGGGGTTGAACCCTGAAGGATGGTCAGTGTGTCTGGTGAGGGGGTCCAAGCGCCCATAGAGCGGATGAAGGCAGTCGGAGCACCATTCTGTTTGACAATGGCAATGGCTTCCAAGACAGCCGTCTTGTCGATGTCATCAACAATTGCGAAATACAGGGCTTCGTCTGTGGGGCCTGTAGCAGAGTCCTCAACAGCCTGATCCTCTTCGGTGTGCTCCGGTGTACCCGATTCCTCCGGGACCTCACCAGCAGCCACAACAGGAGCCTCAGCGGCAGTAGAAAGCCACTCGTTGATTCGAGCGGCTGGGTCAGCCACAAGGGGCAGGGCAACTGGGAGTCGGGCCTTTATAGTCTTAGGCTTCTTTTCTTCCGGCAACTCTGTCTTGGTGTCAGGAGTCTCACCGAACTTACCTCCAGCGCCGCGAGCCTGAGTCTTGGCATTCTGGGAGCGTTCGGTCGGAGTATATACCCCGTCTCCGGCAGCAGCAATGATAGTGTATGCACGATCAAGTTCTTCAAAATCCAGTTCAGACTCGGCCAGAGAGAACAGGTTTCGTTCTTCAGTGTCCGTATCCAGAATATCATACTCTTCCGCAGAAGCGGAATCAATCCAGTGGGCGAGCGTATCAGCCGTCATCTCGTCAATCGGGATGATCTGAGGCTCGTCCACTTCTGTGATATCCAAGTCCGGAATGAGGGCAAACCCGTCCGGCGTCCAAGCGTATACTGCTCCGCTTTCATAGTCTACGGCAATAAGGCGGTTGACAAGACTGGAGCCGGGATCGGAGCCGATAGCAAAGTAAGCAAAGGTGTCATCATCGAAGGTGTACTTCGGGTGACCCTCCAGACCTGTGTCGTCCGGAGCGTATAGCTCATCGTCGTTAGCCGGAGCAACAATCTTGGACGCCCACTTTCGGCCCTTGTAACCGCCTCGTAGTCGCTCCGAGAGATCATTTTCTGCAAAGAATCCGTGAACCCATTGCACATCCGAAAGGGAGACAGTAGAATCGTGTGCAAGACGACGTGCAACAGCAATATCACTATCCGAAAGGTTCGAGAAGGAGAGTCTGCCAATTGTATCTGCGATCTCATTCCTGACCGCCTCTGGAACACGGAACGGCTTCTCTTCACCCAGAACCTCAACGGATGCAGCGATACCGCCCCCTGAAGGACCGGATGCGGCAGGGGCAGCTTCACCACCGGCAGGAGCAGTGTCGGCGTCCGATTCGATGCCCTTGTCTTCGTTCACCATGTCGTCAAAGTCGTCGGAGGCTTCTTCACCGTACTGCCCTAGGGAACGACCACCGGGAGCATAAAGCTGGAACAGGACAGGGTTTGCTCCGTCTTTGTCTTCGTGATCCTCAGTCCCGTCCAGAATCTCATTATGCATGCCTTGAGCTTCATCTTCATACTGGGCGGACAGGGCGTACCCATCCTGACGCTCGATGTAGGCTTCTCTCTTTTCCTTAAGAGCTTTCTTATATTCTTCGGACTTCAGAACATTGGAAAAGTTGTTACCTTCGTCATAAATTCTTGAACTATCAGACGGAAGAGTGGCCTTCGATGCAATGACTCGAATAGCGCTTGGCTCAATAATCTTCTGGGTAACGGAACCATCTCGGTTCTTTTGATCGACATATGCTCTGCCGTCAACAACACTGGTGACTTTACCGGACTGCTCCATGCCGTCAGCACGGAATCGGACGTTGGCTCCTAGCGAGATCCAGCGTCCGAAACGGTCACGAAGCTGCTTCTTAGCCTTCGTGCTTCTCCAGTGGTAATCGTTGGCAAATACTGCGAGTGGATCGGACACGGTTGATCCAAGATCGTTTTCATTTTTCAACAGAAGCCGTCCTATGGCGATAATTTACGTTTAAGTCTAAGTATATCATACACATAAAGACGGGCAGGGAACTTACGCTCCACTGCCCGTCTTTTAGCGGTATTTGATTATACGAGATAATCCTGAATTACTTCTTTGGTGATCTTGGCTTCATTTACTCTGAGACGGTCCCAATATTCAACGAAGTCCTCAGAGACATCAGCGAGAGTCTGGTCAAAGATCCTTGGCTCGCCCTGATCAGGCTGAACCACATACCATCCGCCCTCTTCACGAACGTACAGATTGTGGTCCGTTTCCTTGACCAGTTCCAGTACCTCACCGTTTTGGGAGATCGTGACGGTGATGGTTCCCGGTATCTTCTCTGGGTCGTATCGATCACGGATCTCCTTCAACTCCTGAGCTTCTTCTGGAGAGATGTCGTAGAAGTACTCGTCGTCATCCTTGGTCTTCGACAGAGCCAGCATTTCCGGGTCTGACAGAATGTCATCCGGATGCGGCCCCTTTACAAGGGCAATGCGGTGGATCTCCTTGAGGTCCCCCCATGTTACATCCTTCTCTAGGCTCATTATACTGCTACTCCTTCGCTTGAGGCTCCTACGTTACTGTTAGATGATTCTACACTGGGCTGTCCAAGAATTGCAAGTCGCCTCATGAGTTCTTGGTGGACGAGCTTGGAGAGGTCCTTTGCGTTCGCACCGTTCATCTCCACATCTTGGAAGGACTCCGCCACCAGTTCTATCGGGTAGATCTTATCGAACTTGCGAGAATAATCTGAGAGTAGTTGGTTCTCAAATAGTTCATTGCCAAGCGCTGCTGTATTTTCTGTGACCTTTCTTCCCAGAACCTCAGAGACGAATTCAAGGATCTTATCTTCACTAATTTTTCCTGTGAAGTAATCGATCACATGCCCGAACTCGTGTGTAGTTGTAGCCTCAACTTCCCTGCCTTCCTCGATTGTCGTGTACAAAGGTCTCGTAAGTCTTTCCAACGTTAATTCCAACACGTGAACCCACGTGCCCGTATTTTGGATCATAGCTACTTTCATTAGGGTCTCCACTGATACCGTACTCAACAGGACCATGAGAGTATGCAGCACCGTTTGTGGCACTCCTCATCTTCTCTGTTCCCACAAACGCCATGCTCTCCTGAAGCATTGGGTATTTGTTGAATATCTTGGATACTGTTTCAGCAAATTGTCTTGCCGTACGAATATCCGTCATTCTCGGACGCATATCGAAAAAGAACCCGCCGTAGGTCTCATTCATTTTCCGTGAAATTTCCGGAACACTGTTGTAGTCGGAAAAATCAAGGTCGGTCGAAGTATCCCAGTGCTTGGTGCGTATGGAAGTCACACTCTCAGGGTTGTACTTAGGATAAGTATCCACTCCGTAAAGATTATCCCCGCGAGCGTGGATCACATGAATCTGGTAGTCACTCTCTGGACCCTCAGATCGCCACGGCTTGACAATCCTGCCCACCTTACCAAGATAGTCTCCATTGGTATCGTAGATTCTTGATCCAATAACAAACTTGTCTCCCCTAGAGTTGGTGTATTCCGCCAGATCTCTGTCCGGATACCTAGGCTCAATAGGTGTAGCAACGTTTGCCGTATTAAACGGGGATGTCTTTTTGTCATATTCTCGGAACAGGTTACTTACTCCGGCGTAACTGCTTATATCTGACCCGAATACAGCCTCTATCTCCTTTGGATCTCCAACCATGTTAGCAGGCTTTTCACGTGAGGACACATATGATTGGCTCGCAACAGCGTTTGCCGAGTTCACATACGCTGGTGTGTCTTTGAAGGCATTACTTTCGGCGCTCAGATTAGCAAGTGTGAGGCCTGTCTTCTTTCCTCGAATGACTTCAGACCACTTACCGTTCTCCTTCACGTAATACACGTTTGGAGTCCTAGCGAAGCTTACCTCAGAGCCTTCCGTCAGCTTGAAAAGCTTCATGGCTCGGGTCTTTCCTCCCTCATATTCAGTCCATCCAGCAGCCTTATAGTCAGGAGTCAGGTAGCCATCACCAATACCAGTGTAGTCCCCGATTCCGTAACGCCAGAGACTTGAGTTGAAGAGTCCACCAATCTCATCATTCTTCCAGTAACCCGGAGCTATCTTAGTCCAGACCTTCTCCTTACCGTCATAGTGATGTACAGTTGTGACGGTGGCACCGACCGGGATGGAGTTCAAGAACTCTTCATTATCCGGCGCTGCTTCCATTCTGGAGTCACGCTTGCCCTCCCAGTTAGGCTTCACAGCCATTTGCATACGGGACAGGTGAGGAATGTATTGGTGGGACCCCTCGGTAATGAAACCGTTGTCCTTCAACTCGTGCCACACATCTCCCTCAACCTTTTTGATGCGATACTGCACACCCTTGGTCTTGTTGTAATATGTGATGATGGTGCCTTGCGGGTAAAGCATGGACAGCATCATGAGATCACTCTGGTCACCCGGAAGAGGATCACCGTGAGGAGAAACCGGTTTGGTCTTTCCAACGGGGTCTCCACCCTCAATCTCTCCACCCTTGACAGAGAGCTTGCTCTTGGGTTCTGGCTCCGTGAATTGTCCGGAGAGCTTCACCGCTGGAGCAGCAGGGGGTTCGGTAACGGTAGGTTCAGGCTTTACAGGTGCAGGCTCGGGCTTGGTCGGTGCAACGGCAGGAGGCTCGGTCGGCTCAGGTGAGCTTGCGCCTCCATTATCCTTACCAAACAGGGCATTGGCCTGTGAACGGCTGGAAGTTCCATCGGCCCAGTCAACTGCAACAGATGTTGCACCAACATAGATAGCCTTTACCGTTCCTTCACCCTTCTTGGCGTGGACAACCGGGTCACCAGTCTGGAATACCTTACCGTCTCGTCCCACAAAGTACGGAACACCGGTCACGGGATCAACACCGGCAGACCCAGCCACAAGGTTGGAAACCACAGGTGCCTGTACCGGCTCAGAACCTTCCCCGATGACAGAGACCTTGTGTCCCTTGGCAAAGACTTCGGTTCCGTCTTCCTTACGGATCTTTACTGTTCCGGCAGAAGGTATGACCTTGATAACCTCACCAGAGTACTTCGCGTGTCGAACCTTCATTCCCTCTTCAAGCTCCTTACCATCGAAGGACTTGACGGTCACACCGGTCATGCTTGTTCTTGGCTTACGCGGAGCAGGGGCAGGGGCAGGCTTTACCGGCTCAGGAGCGTTGTACTGGATCTCCGGAACGTCAACTCCGGATAGACGGCTCTGAGCGGCAGCGTAGTACTCATCAAGCTCACCTTCCAGTGTCTCGATGTCACCCTCAGCGTCTCCACGGTAAACGGCAGCAATCAAGGCCTCAAGGGCATCAACACGCTGCTGCTCAGCTTCCGTGTATCCGTTCTCGTTGTAACCGGGAACAGGGGTCGGCTCAGGTTCTGGTTCAGGCTCCACCGGAGTTGAAACAGGAGCAGGTTCTGGCTCAACAGGTATATCCACCGGCTCTGCTTCAGCAGGTTCCGGTTGTGTAGGTTCTGGAACATCAACAGGCTCCGGTTCGACCGGCTCAGGGGCACTTACCGGCTCCGGCTCCGGAACGTTGACTGGCTCGGGAGCTTCCACAGGTTCAACGGTAGGAGCTTCCACCGGCTCGGAAGGAGCAGAAGGAGTTCCGCCAACCGATCCGCCGTTCTCACTGGTGTGTTCGAATACGTAACCCAGTGAACCCGGATCAAGGGACTTTTCTGCACGAGTGACGGCAACGTAGGCAAGACGTAGTTCGTCATCGTTCGGCATGGTTACCTTGCCGGTGGTCTCGTCCGTCTTCGGACCCTTGAAGTCCTTACCGATCTTCACTCGACCCCACTCAAGGCCCTTGGCCTTGTGCGCGGTGGAAATGATAACGTCAGGCTTCTTGACCTCGATGGCAGGCTCCTCAGATCCGCCATCCTGCTCAAGCATCAGGTTCTCAAGACGCTTGTAGACAGCTTCCTTTTCGTCAGGAGTGTTTCCCTTGGCAAACCACTGCTTCTTGGCAGAATCCCAGCGCCAGCCCAGTCCGGAAAGACCGCGTTCCTCAAGGGTTTCCTTGAGCTTGGCATTGAAGGCCCATGTTCCTCCGGCAAGGATAACATCCCCGCCCTTACGCTGGACATCGATCTTGCTAAAGAGTTCACCAATCGGAGAGGAAAGTGGGTGCTTCTCCCCACGGTTCTCAACACTGTCCTCAGGATCTTGGACACGGCCAATCATCCTCTGAAGCTCAGGGATTCCGTAGGCCTCGATGAGGTTGTAGATCATCGTAGCCTTCTGGTCTTCACCGTCCTCAGCGGCCTTGGCAAATTCCTTCCAAGTCTTGTATGCTGCAAGATCCTCGTGGAACGCACTTCCCCTGAAGTTGTTCTTTAGCTGATCAGCATGGTTGAAGAGGTTGACCAGATCCTTCTTAGTCTTGGCCGGAACACCAACGGTACGTCCCTTGCCAAGCTCGTTCAGGATTTCGGAAACCATTCCGGCATTGGAACGTACCAGAATTGCGTCCGGGTCTTCCATACCGTATTCGATGGTGGACTCAGGTCCGCCACCGACAACACGTCCCTTAGACTTTAGAAGTTCAAGGAAGCGGTTACCAATATCGGCAACCTGAGGGCCAAAGCGCCATGACTTGTTCAGCGGTAGCTCAATATCGCCCTTAGCCTGAGACAGGTAGTCGGTGGCTCCGGTGAAGCCGTAGATCGCCTGATCCGCGTCACCAACGACAACCCTCTGGATCTTCTGGTCAGCAACAACCTTGGCAAGAACAGGAGGGGTGTCTTGAGCCTCATCGATGAACACAACGTTGGCTCCGGTCCATCCTCCCATACTCTGGGAAAGGTCAGGACGGGAAAGTGCCCAGTGCTTACGCGCTGCATCCTGTGAGAACTTGATCACACCGTCTTCGGAGGAAAGGTCAGCCCAGATAGCGTTAGCGTACTCTACGAGCTTGTCCGAAACTTCGCCACGGTCGTGGAAGTCCTCAGGGAAGTGGTGGATACCGATCTCGTCGTCCGCGCTGAAGGCGTAGGTGTCCACGGCCTTCATGGCAAGTACGGCCTGATCGTACGGCTCCAGCGGATCTTCCATGGAGTCGATCTTCAGGTCACCCTTGATGCCGATGTGATCCGCAATATCCTGACCGTTACGCAGAGCAGTTCTGGACTTCTTTCCGCGCATACGGGACTTCATCCACTCCGGGGACCAGCGGTAGGACAGCGAGTGACCGGTACGCGCCTCAACGTTGGAAGGCATACGGCGCACGGCCTCTGCCGCAACAGTGGTGTTGAAGGCAATGTAGAGAACCTGATCCTCACCCTTTTTGTACTTCTGGATGCGGCGGGCAATAGCCTCAAGCGTGGTGGTCTTACCGGCACCGGCCTTGGCCTGTACAAGGGTGTCCAGACCGCCAAGCACGGCGTCAATAACGTCCTGCTGCTGCTGGGTCGGCGGGAACTTCTCCCCGTCCAGTGCCTCAGGAGTACGGCGGACCACGCCTTCAGGGAATTCTACCTCAGGAGTGGACGGTTCAACGGAAGGCTCAGCCTTCGGGATGACTTTGAAATCTTCTTCTGTGGCAGGAGAAACCTGTAGGGTATAGAACTTCTTGCCATCCTTCTCGGAAACCTCTACACTATCAACCCTAAGGGAAGAATCGCGCCCAAGGATGTGCTCCTGCTGGTGACTGAAATCATGCTCGGTCTTGCTGTAATCCACAGCAAGAGCGTTATGCCCCTTGGGAAGGTTCAGTTGAAGAAGAACGGGGACATGATCCTCAGGAGCAGGTACGCCTGTGAGACCGCTGGAGTGCTTTGCAAACTCTTCAGCGATACTCTTTCGCTTGGAGACGGACGTGAATCCCTTGTCATTGATGATCGACCCGGCAATGAACTTTTCAGCCTCAGCGGAATTGATCTGGAGTCCACGGAAGAAGGTGGAATCCTTCTCCAGCGGGGAATGGGCGATTGCATCGTCCATGACATCCACAACCGTGTCCGAGTAGCCCGGAAGGTTGCGGTTCGGGTCGTTGCCGTTGCGTACGTAGTCGTTAACGTTCTTGAAGCTGTTGGAGACAAAGTAGTTGACAGCAGGAGTAATTTCTGCTTCCCCGTACTTGCGGCTACCTTCACGGCGCGTCACTTCTCCGGCGAGCAAGTCGGAAGGAAGTCCCTCCTTGTCACCGTCCTCAAGGAACTTGGCTACCGAGTACCACTCGCCGTCCTCGTTCTTGGCAAGGGCATTTCCGTCCGAGTCAAGGATAATCTCATCATCAGGGAGAGAATCAATCTCTTCCTGTGTTAGAGGTCGTCCGGTGTCCGATCCAGAGCCGGTTCCTTCTCCACTGTCGGGGCCTTCTGTCCCGGATGCAGGATCGTTACCTGTTCCTCCGTCCCCACCAGACGGTTCCGGAACATCCGGTCCCTCGACGGGGGTGCCTTCGGCTTCGGTTTCGACTGGCTCTGGGGTTCCTTCGGTTCCTGATTCTGTGCCATTCTGTCCTTCGTTTTCGTTAGGTTCGTTGGCAGGAGCCTTCAGCCCGAATTCCTCACGGAATTCAGGAGAGTCAATGATCACACCCGCCTTGTCGTTTGAACCTCCACGGTTTCCGTAGAGATCCACTGTTTCCGTCTTACCGTCAGAGTGCTGCACGGTGACACGGCTACCGACAACCTTGCCCATGGAGGTCTTATTTTGACCCATGATGGCCTTGCTGTCAATAACCAGAGCAGACTTTCCGGAGAAAGCTACCTGCTGCTGTCCAAGCCCGGACTGGCGGACCTGAATGATCTCCTCAGAGCCGTTACCTCGTGTAGCGGTAAGGAGGCGGTCCCCCTTGTTGATATTGCTGGAGTCGCGGAAGTGCTTTGCCGGGGCGTTCGCTGTGAACGGCTCAAACGGGGTGAGATTGGCGATAGCAGTGTTGCGGGCGTCAATCTTACGCTGGCCTTCCTGACGTGCCTCGTAGGACTCGCGGGAGGCC